GCCGTCAACAATCCACTGATCGTTGCCATCGTCAGCCCTTGCATCTCCAAATAATTAGGCATACCCTGCTCCTTTTCGCAAAAACCGTTAAGATAAAATAGACGGATCGATGGCACCAGTTGGGCTACAAAAAATAGTTGTGGCCGTATCCAGTGCCGTTGTGCCGCCTGTAAAGGTGCTCGAATGCGTGATGCTCAGATAGCCCACAAGGGCCTTGCCAACCGGAAAGGGTGGAAACACGACTTTGGCGAGAGTCGTGCCCTCCGTCCCAAAGGCAACCGTCACCACCGAATCACTATCAATAAAGAAACAGGCCACGTTAAACGAGGCGGCCGTAATGACCAATCCCGTCAACGCGGGCATGTCCGTTGCGGCCGCGATGGAGACCGGAATCCCCTTCACCACGCCACTACACACACCACCCACCGTTAGCGAACTGGTTTTGGCCAGCGTGCTGGCCCCCGCTTTGATAATCAACCCAGCCGACTGCGTCATACACGACGACAGCCGATCTGCGATGGCGATCATGGGTTGACGAATCCCCGCTCTCGTCCCTTCATCTTTCACGTTGGACAGCCAACGTGTTACTGTGTCTGTCATGCCCATCACGATCCTCCTAGGTTAGACCGATTAGGCCAGCGTCTTCACGCCCGCGTTGACGACCGCCATCCAGCCGTTGTTTTCAACCAAGCCGGCCTTCCACCAAATACTCCCGGCGAACCCGCGCTGTCCAAACGGATCAGACTTGCTCGGGGATCCAGGGGCGAGATACGTCGGCGCCAAAGATTCCTTTCCACGCACGGCAATCTGGCTCCAGGCGTCCGCCGCCGTCACGATGCAGGGATACACGTCGAGCGACGTCCCCGTGGTGGAATACAGACCCGTCGCGCCAATCGCGGCTCCACCGTTCTGCAAGGACGGGAGGTCAGGGGAGCTCAAGAAGCGGAACTCTTCCACCTTCCCGAATTCGTGCTCCATCCCTTTCCCCGAGGCATACTTGACCACCGGAATGAATCCCGGCAGATCCCGAATGTCCGGGCGCATATCGCTGTTGACGTAGACGTTGAAGCCCGCTTCCACGGCATCAGTCCCGTAGTTCGCGCTGGGCTTCAGCATGGTGTTCACCATCTTTGCGTGATTCGCCATCAAACTCTTTCCAACCTTCCGAAGCAGACCGAGAGTAATACCCCCGTTCACCGTGGCGACGGTCGTGCCCGTCCCCGCGTAGAACTGGTTCGTGCATCCTTTGAGGACGCCGTACATGATCAACTCGTTGACAAGTGAAATCCGCTCGCCCACTTGCTTGATCATCTCCTGGGGAATGTCATCTTCGTACAGGTCATACGTCTTATCCGTAAACCCATACAAACAGGAATACTGCTGCATGACCACCGTCACGTCCATTGGCACGATGCTCTCCGGGAGTGGCGTCACCCCTTCCTGCGTCAAATTCGCCTGGACAATCACGTTCCCACGATCGCCGTCGGCCGTCGGGAAGAACGTGTTCTGCGTCGTGGCACTCGTGGAGGTCCCGCCATAGGGGAGGAACCGACGCGCTACATACGTATCGCTGCTGTTCTTCGGCATTTTCACATGCCGGCCGTCACGGCAGAGCAGCTCCTGTGGTTCTGCGTGGGAGAGAATTTCTCCCTTATATTTGTTCAATCGGCCCGTGGTTAAGGCAAACGTCTGTGTCGAAACTGGCATAATACACTCCTTTTATGAGCGGAATCGTTGCTTAAATCCCGCCTCGAATTGTTCATCGTCTGAGGGCTGTGTCTTCATGGGCGTGGTCCCATTTCCACCATGTGCCGGCACCGCTTCCGCCAACCGTTGCTGGCGTCCCGCTGCGGGCTTCAGTGCGGCCTTTCGCTTTTCTTCGGTCAGAAACGCGGTAATGGATTTCCCCACGTCACGAGGATTATCCGAGTGCAAGACCTGCGCCCCGTTCGGTTGTTGGGCGAGCCATTGCCGATAGGGCGTCTGGCTGTCTTTGGGACCGGCAATCTCTTGCCAATTTTCATGCAGGTCCGTCAACCGTTCTCGCCGCTCGTGTTCCTGCGACTTGGCGAATTCGGCCTGTTGGGCCGCCAACGCCTGTGTAATGAACGGTTGAACTTGCCCCAGCACATCAATGGGTGTCGAGGTCCCCGTGCCCTTCAACTTGGATAACACCCGAGTCAACCCCGCGGCCATACTCTTGGTGAGATCCGGAAACCCGTCGGCGCGCAGTTCAGCCAAATCCTCTTCCGTGACCACCACCGGCTCACCGGTTGGGGTGGCCTGTTGTAACTGGGTCAGCGTCCGTTCCAGCCCACCCATCTTGCCGAACGTGGTATCGAACCGCTTGCCCATCTCCTGCTTGAGGTCTGCGACCGCTGCACTTTGCGTCAGGATCTGCTCCCACTCGCTCTTGCGGATCTGAACATACTGCTCGGGATTCGGGAGTATAATACCCCCCTCCGTCGCAGCGGGAGTCCCCTCCGCCACACTCGCCTCCACGACACCCACATCCGTACTCGGTGTCTTCACGGGTGTCGAAACGTGGTCATACCCTGCGGTAAACTCCGCGTCAGCCGTCGCGTCAGCAGAGTCCGTAAGAGGCTCAATCGGGTCGGTAACGGTCTGGTTCATCTCTGATACTTCCATGGATTCCTTTCCTCGCGGCGCGTCATGCGTAACGAGATGTACGAGGCCGTGTACCCCGAAGGGAGGCGGCTAGTCTATGAGAACGGGACGGTCATCGTGTAAACTGAGTATCCACCGATAGGCTCGAATTCTTCCGCGTAACACGTTGGTGTCATCCACATCTTTTGATCCTTCCAACGCAAGCCTCGCACACTCCAATTGCACCTCAACATTGCGCATCGTCTTGATCCACGCGGGCGACACTTTCTCACCAGGTGTGAGGACCAGGCTGGTGTCCAGCGGGTTCATGCTTCAAACGCCTGTCCGGTCGGAGCCCGCCCCGCGGGTTCGGTGGGAGGGGTGACCTGTGCCGCGGGGCGTTGTCGTGCATGATCGCGGGCCCGATCGTTCGCCGACGTATGCAGCGCGACCGAATGATTTGCCGCAGACAATTCCTTCTGCACCCGCAGTCGCATCGCGGTATCTTCGAGCTTGGCGCGCACCGTTTCCAACGACAGCTGATGTTGGGCGGCATAGTCCATGAGCGCGAGGTCCTTCTTTAATTGGAGTTCGCGTAATTTGCCATCGTAGGTGCTTTGCGTGCGCATCGTCTCGGCTTGCACATACACGGTGTCCCGGTCTACGTCGAGCTTGGCACGGAGCTGGGCCGTCGTGTTGCGCATCGTCTCGGCTTCTAACGCCACCTGCCCATCGAGTTGCGCCAACTCACGCTCCAAGGCGTGCTCGGCTTGGATCCGCTGTTGATCCGCTTGGATCTGCATCTGCTGCATCTTGGCTTTGATGTTCGCCACTTCAATCGCGGGCGGCTGCGGTTTGGGCTGCTTGTCGAGCGCATCTTGCTCCTCTTTCGTATACTGAAACAAAATTGGATCGAGCTTTTTGCTCTTGGCCAACACCGCGAACCACTTCTTCGGATTGACCCCGAAGATGGGGTTTTCCGCCAGCGGCGTCATCTGGGCGATCGTCTGATCTTGAATCGACCGTTCAATCATCGCAATGGAGCCGTGTGCGTGAATCACAAAGTCCCCTTTGAGATCGTTCGACACGTTCGGATCCAGCAACAGATACTCATAACTCATCGTAATGAGCGGCACCGTGACATGATCGTCAAACGCAAATCCAATCTTTCGGAGGAGCTGGTTCGCATTATTATTCTGCAACTGTGTGGCTCCAAGGGTCTGGGGCGTGGTCACCCCCGAGTGTCCTTGTGTGATGAGCGGAATGGAGGACGTTTCTTCCGCCAGCCGCATGCCGTATTGAATCACGTCCATCAGCGGGCCACCCACGTTCGGAATGACAAAGGTCGTAAACGCTTTCCGCACGTCGTCCGTGGACCCATCGTTGGCTTTATACCAAATCTTGTTCGGGGTGACCACCCACTCTTGATTCGCGGGCGTAATCCCCATCTGATCAATGACGATCTGCGGGCCGGCTGAAATCCCCGCGTTATTCAACAAGGCGCGTGTGGCCGCATTGACAATGCGCTGAGGGATTTGAATCTGTTCGGCCACCCCCACACCTGCCCAATAGCCGGCACGCGTCTGCCAGGGAAAGTTATGATAGGGAATCTCCCCTGAATCGAGCGGGTTCATGGTGGCTTTAATCACAATATCGTTGACCATGGTCACCACGGCATACACGTCATCTTGCTCACGGGGGAGGTCCTTGGCTGAAGACTGATTCAAGATCGCAAAGTCCTCACGCGAGATGGTGCCGGTGAAGTACCACAGTTCATACTGATGTTTGTTCAGTTGATCGTTGGGATCCAGTCCCGTCTGTTCGGGTGTGCTGGGACCGATCTCGATCGCACGATCAATCTGCTCGTTGAGATACCCCGGGAGTCCTTTGAGCTTGCGGAGTCTCCGCTTGGAAAAGAATTCACGTTCAAACACATAATCGCCGTCGCGAATGTATTCTCCACACGCGGGATCGGGAAAGACGTTCCAGGGACTCACCGACTTGACCGAGGGAATCATCCGTTGCTGAATATGAACCGCCACGCCGTCCGTCTCAAGGTCCTGGCTCATGGCAATAGACCGTTTGTAATCAGGGAACGGTCCTTTGAGGACACCCACACCAAACAACGCTCCGTTATCGAGCACACGGCGCAGTTCACGAGGAGCTTGACATTCCACCATCCAATCGTAGACTTGTCGCTCGGCCTTCCGCGCCTTTTCACGAGCGGTGGTCAACGCTTCTTCCACCAAGTCTTTCGTCGTGAGGGGGACCGTGGGCGCGAGAGGAGCTCCTGGCGCCTGTGCCGTCATGCCCGGTTGGGGATCCATCCCTGGGGGTCCTGACGGAGGAGCGGATTCACCGGGTTGGAGATACCGCTCCATGGGTTGCCCGTTCGCATCGCGAAGTGGCGAGAGATCCTCACGCCCTTTCATCAAATTTGGCACAGGGGTGGGTTCAAAACTAAAGGCTTTATCGTCGCCAGGAACGAGAATCTCCCCAATCTTCGCGCTTCCCGCATCTACATAGCGACTCGTGAGTCGTACAAACGCGGTGGAGCGTTTATCGTTTCCTCCGCGATGGCCCCCCGTCGTGGTCACCGGGGCGTTGATCGTCGTGGGTTTGATCCACGTCAGCCCTCGAAATTCTTCACGGTTCAAATCGTCGATCCCGTGATAGGAGTCCTGACAGTTCCGCCAGGTCTCCTCGATCCCGTAGGACGCACGATATTGGACCGCCTCTCGCTTCAAGGTGGCGAGGGCGGCTGCAATCTCCGCAAGCCGGCCCTCAGTGGGGACCGATTCGCCGGAGAGCAACTCTTCAATCTCCGGAGGGAGGGTGATCTGTGCAATGGATCGCATGGGCATCGTGTCGTCCGAGGCTCCTTGTGTCAATCGTCTCGTGTCGTGTCCTTGGCCGCCTGCATCGCCGCTTTGTGTGCCGCCACCTCGGCCTTGACCTCCGCGCGAATCGCGCGCCCCGCCGCTTTGACCGCCGCCAAGTCCTCAGCCTTGGCCTTCGCCTTCGCCTTGGCCTTCACCGATACGTGGCTCTTGGCCGTGGGCCGTCTCCGCGCCACACGCCGCACCGTCTGGATAACACCGTCACGGTCGACGCGCGTCGTCGACGCCAGATCGCAAAGTGGCTTCGCCACGCGAACGAGGGCCGTGCCGAGCGCACGCCACACACGAAATGGAGAAAGGGTTATCGTGATCATGCTCTTCTCCACTTTAGCATACCTCACCCGTGTTTCCACCACACCCCGTTAGCCGAGGACGCCCATACTCGCGTCCGACGACACATAAGGGGCCATGACCGGACGCCCGGACCCCTCCTGCTGCACCTTCGCAAACCGAAGCATCATGAGGCCGTAGCGCGTCGCACTCATCAAATCGTCCGCCTCTTTCACGATCACCCCGGCCTTGCGGTGATAGAGCCGAAACTCCTCCCACCACTCGCTCAAATGCGACGCCACCTTCAACCGGCTCGTCTGCATCCGTTCCAACATATCCAAAATTGGCGCTTCAATCCCCACGCCGCCGGACCCTTCGAGTTGCCCCTGAATCGGCGGATTCGTCGCCCGATGCTTCAACATGGCCAGACCCAGATTTCGATACTGCTGGGCAATCACGATCCCGCTACTCCGATCGTGTTGCATGCCGTCGTGCGGCCACGCCACCGGGATCCACGCCCCCCTCGCTTTCATCGCCGCCGCGTGCAGCACCGGCACTTGTTCACGCACGCGGTAGCAATCGTACACATGCACCACGTCCGTATCGCGATCCCACGCCATCCACACCGCGGCCGTGGGGTGATTGTAGCCCAAGTCCATCCCACAGATCCTCGGCCAATGCCGCGGGATCTGCACCGGGGGTTCGTCCAACATCGCCGCGTCCACCGGGAACACCCGCCCCGATCCCATGGTCGGCACCCCGTCCGCACGCGCTTCGCGCTCGTGTGCGGGATAGCCCGCAATAATCGCGTCCCGCTGATCCTTCGTGTAATGCAGGGCATCGTGAATCGTCATCTGCGTGACATGCGTGCCCCGCGGCTTCTCAATCAAGAACCGACGCACCACGTCACTCATCCCTTGTAACGGCGTAAACGTCATAAAGACCATCCCGCCCGTGGCTTGCACCCGCGTCTTGCCTTCACTGTAAATATCCATGGGTGGCTCTTCGTCAAACCAAATATAATCGAGCGTGTCCCCCTGCCACCGCTCTCGCCCCTGATCATACGACTTAAACGAAATGCGCGAGACGCCGCCGCTCGGGGCGTGATACACAAACAAGGAGTCAATCGAATCGGCCACCCCATGCGTCGATTTTTTGATTTCTTTGATCGACGCCTTTGGGATCATTCCCGTACCCCACGCACCCACTTCCCCCAGCAACAGCCGCTGGGGATTGTCACGCGTCGTGCCACCCGTGGATCCCGTCACCCATCCAATCGTGGGCTTCGCCTGGAATCGCCGGCCCACCCACCAACTGGGATAAATCCCCGTCGCGTGCATCGCCACCTCCGCAGACGCACAGAGCGTTTTGCCAGTTTGATTGCCGCTCACGAGGAGGAATTCGGTGAGTCCAGGAAACGCTTTTGCCGCATGAAACTCCCGCTGCTTGGGGTACGGTTCGTAGAATTCCAACCGCCGATTCGCCAGGGCTGTGGCAATCTCTCGTTCGAGTTTTTGTAAGGCCTCTGGCGCCAGTGGCTCCGGTGTCATGCGTGATGATCCTCCGAGGGCGGTGTGGGGACACTGACCGCCGTGGAGTGAATGTGCGTAATCTGTGCTTTCTTTTGCTTCTCAATATGCTTGCGCATCTCAAGCAACGTCGCGGTGGAGGCATCGTCGAGCAGCCCATGTCGGTGCTCCACCGTTTCGGTGAGGAACTTCCCGAGCTTGGCGCGCAATTCAATCGCCGCGAGCATCGTGTTGGGAAGCCCCTTGAGCAAGGCCAGGTCATAGGCGGTTTGCGCGTCCTCGAGCGAGTGCTGAAGATTATATTCGATGGTGCGCCTGAGTTTGCGAATCACCGGGCGTTGCAGCTCCTGAATTCTGAGCTGCACATCTGTCTCTCCTAACAACCGCGAGGCCGACTCTGAGGCCTGACTTCGGTTAAACGTGAGGGGATCCTTCCCATACGCTTCCATAAACGCATCAGCCGCTAAGACGGCTTGCGCTATTAGTCGGGCAAACGCTTCTCGACGCTGGATTAACGGGTGACCCATACCGTGTACCTCATGATCATGTTAGGTGTTTCATTTTTCATTTTTTTTATTTTTTTTTAAAATTTTTGGAGAGTGGGTTTCAGCTACACCCCAGATGGGACCGGATCGACCAGGAGCCAAACGGCCCTGTGGGGGGTCGCCCGTCTTCCCCAGACTTCGGTCTGTATGGACGGGGAGTCTATTCTCACAGAAAACCCAACATCTCGATCATATGGACGAAGATGCTATTATCGCAGAGCACCACGACACCCATTCGGATCAGA